ATGTTAAAGCCTCTCCAACGCAGGAACATTTTGAATTCGTCGTCCAGTTTCTGCATGATCAAATTTTGCAACCTGATACAATACTGGTTAAATCTATACTCTTGAATCAAGGCAGTGCCTACTTTGCCGTCGTTCATAGCAATTCCAGAATCATCAGGTCCTGTGGGCAAATAACTTGATGGCACACGCAGTCCACGTGCCATTTTGTTGTTGAAGTATTTTAAATCGTCAATTTCGCCAAGATTTTCACCACCTGGCAGTACTTCCACTGAACTGCCACGCCCATCTGATGTCTGTGGGAAAAAGTAATCTTCATTGATACTCAATGGGTTATAACTGGAATCCATCATGTTAGCACCGCCACCTGCATTGGTAGGGATACGTCGTTGATGCATTTCGTTTTTGACACGTTCCACAAATGCCATGGCCATATGACTGGGCATGTTGCCCACGTCAATTTTAAACAACCGCCGCTCTGGAGCACGTTGCACACGATAAATCAACACAGAATCTTCTAACAATTCTTTTTGTTTGTAAACTTTGAATATATTTTCCAGGATACTTTGTCCAAATGGCCAGAAAAAGTCCAGACCTTCGTTCAAGCTCAAATGCACAATGTGTCGACTGTCTATGCAACTTTCGTTCATGGCCTGTGTGAATCTGTTGTTGCCAGACCCTCCGCCTGCGCCGCCGTAGCCGCCGCCATTGGGTGCAGTGTAGTTGGTTTGTCCTGAGCTGCCTGTGGCTCTGCTCACATAGTAATCTTGTGTGGTTTTTGAAGCCACACTCATGTTTTGAAAGTTAGGATTGATGTCGCGGATGATGTACTGTTCTGGACGCTTGCCTTCTGATTCATTCACAATAACTCTGGCAACTTTGACCATGTCAACCCAGAACATTTCAAATGTTTCTGGGTCACGTAAAAATACCTGATCACCGTACTTGATGGTGTTGCGGAACAGTTTGAATATGCGTTGATCCAGCTTGTTCAGCTTGGTCCATTGTTGCAATTGCTTTTTAATGATTTCTATTTCGTGATCTGTAGGCTTGTCAGAAAAATGTATGTCAAATGGTGTTTCGTTGTCGTCGTTTAGTTGTGTTGAAAATTCAGCAATGATGTCTAAACATGCATTGACTTCTGAGTCAGCGTCCATGTTTTCATACTGATTGTAGCGTTCCACACGATTTGGGTGTCCAGAATACACTTCAGGCAGCCGGCTGGCATAATTTCTAAAAGAAAAATCGTTAGGAGTACCACCTGTATAATCGCCGCCACGTTGACGATCGTAGCCGGGTGCACCAAATTGATTGCGTCCTGAAATTGGACTTAGTTGGCCGCCAACACCGTCGGGTCCAGCAACTTTAAAATATTTTCTCCAAGACATGTGAGTTTTCCTTGCAGTATTTACCGCATGTTAGTGCTGATAAGCTAATATCTTTCCTGATACGTTAAGCTGACTGTTCATAACTCTCACTAGTTCATCCAGTTTGTTTAGTTGTTGACTCATCAGTGCCAGTTGTTGCGAGTTGTCAGTACCGCCTGCAGCACCCACTGGTAGTTTTTCTAACTTGGCCAATTGTTGTGTGAGTTTGTCAGTTCTGTCAGACAACATGGTTGCAGTGTCTGTTTCAGGCAATGCCTTGTTGAAATTGGGCAACACTGAACTGCCGGCAAAATCACCAGGATTAGGCATTTTTATTTTGACAAAATTATCTATGACTGATTTCATATTGATTACCGCACTGTCAATTTGATTGGCCATAGTATCCGTTTTAGGCATCACTGTACGGTCCAGAGTTGGTTGTGTGATCTTGATATCACCAATTGCACCAGAGATAGCTCGGCTGAATTCTGGCAGCAGTAATCTGAGATTTTCCACTCCTTCTCTGGCTGTTATACCAGATCTTTGCGGTTGATCTAGTCCTACATTGCTGAGAATATTCCGTGTGAATTCTTTTATAAAATCAGAATTTTTAATGTCCACTGGAATCTTGCCACCACGTAGCGGCACAAATGCTTCGTCATCCCCTGCTTCGCCTGCTAGAATATTGGTTCCACCAGGTCTAGCTCGCACAATACCACCATATTCCATGGCTGCTTCAGGTGGTGCATTTTTGGGCTGGAAGTGCACAGGATCGTTGGGCACTGTTTGATACAGGCCAGCTTGATTCAGTGCAGAAATTGCACTGTTATCACCTTTGCCTTGTTCGATATCTACTGCTAGCCCTGACTCGTGCGCACTACGGCCAGGAGGTGCCACAGGATTGCCACGTCTGCCGCCGGCTATCCAGTCATTGTACAATTGAGCTTGTTTTTCTGTTGTGCGTTTGGCACTGTTGATTATGAGTTTTTGTCCACCGGACATCTCAGAATAGGCCTTGCCAGCTGCCATGAGCTGACGTTGTACATTAGGATCTAACTGTTGAAAATTAGCTTCTGACCCGCTTTCGCCGGTAAATTTTAAATAATTTTCTGGTTTGTCTAGTGCGCCACCAAAGTTACTATAACCCAAATATCCTGCAATACCACCTGCTAGTCCACCAAGAGCTGCAGCCGGAATACTTAAAACTCCTAATCCAGCTGTTGCACCTATTGTTGCACCTGCAGCTGCACCGGCTCCTGTGGCAGCCAATCGACCACCACGTGTACCTGTGCCGTGTGCACCCAACTCTGGTGCTGGTGCACTGAGTCCTTTGCCAGGCCGACTCTGTCCACCTGGCAATAAACTTGTTAAATCTGCCACAACATCTGCCAATGCTCCTAGTGCACTAGTAGCTGGTGCCACACCCAATTGCACTAGACTTTGCAAACTGTCTCTACTGTTCATCTGAGCAATTTGTGTCTCAGTGAGATTTTTTGTAGCACCATCGTGCATTTCTTTTTCTTTGGCAGCGTATTCTTCGCGCTCTTTGAGGTTGCCAGTTTGCCCAATGGTTTTGTTTATGGCTGTTAAATGTACGCCAAAGCCTTCCATTGAATCAGCGGCCTGCATATAGTTGTCGCCAAACGTGTTTTTGAATGTTTTAAGCTCTTTGTTGGCATTGGCAAGAGTCTGATCGCGAGACATATTTTGATCTCGCAAATCTTTAATAAAGCTTGGCATCATGTTCATCAGCTCGCCTTGAGCTCCGACATTACCACCAATACCCGCTCTGGCTAATTTTTGTATGCTTGGATCTAACATTGCCAATGATTCTTTTATTTTTTGCGCTTGTTCTTGTCCTGCCTTGCCACTTTGCTCCAGTCGCTCCATGTAAATGTTATAAGCATCGTCATCCAACGCTGCTTCTTGTTCTTTTTCCAATGTTTCAGCACTTTTTCCGGTCAGTCTTTGTAGTGTATCCAAAGACCTTATGTATGCCTGTGTGCGTTCAGTTTGCGTGCCTGTGATATCTCGTTGACTACGGCCCATGAGCACTTGTTGTTTGACATATGATGCACCGGCTGAATTTAGATCATCAACTGTTTTGCCCAAATTCATCATTTCTTCAAGGAAAGGTCCGTGCGTTATGCCTTTCATTGAGTCTGCAAATGCCTGGGCACCTGAGGCCGCAGTACCGCTGAATGTGGCCAACTCTGTGGAATTATTGGTCAAGAGTTTGACTGCTGAATCAAGTTCGTTGATACCATAACCCAACTTCTGCATGCTGTTGAACACATCAGTGATGCCGCCAGCAGCTCCCATACCGCTTTTGCCAAGTTCTTGATAGCTTTTGTACAGTGCATCGCCTTGCTTGGCGGCCATGTTGACAGCTTTACCAAACAAGCCAATGGCCACTGCAGCTGCTTTGGCGGCCAAACCAATTCCAGGTATGGCCAAGATCATGGCTTCTATCGCCATTCCTGCGCTTTCGGCTGCATCACCTAGTACTCCTGCGCCTTTGGTGCCTTTGTACATAGCAGTGCCAAGATCGCCTGCAGTTTTGCCCAAGCTTGAAACAAATTGTTTCTTGGCACTTTCCATGGCCGTAGTGTAGCCTTTGATGCCAACTGCAGCATCTTTCATCTCACGGGTCATTTCAGCCGTTGGCTCAATTCCTGATTTCAGGGCATCAGCATAGTTGGCAGCGATATCTTGAATTTCTTCTTGGGTGTAGCGATCAGTCATAATTATATTTACCGAGGATAACTATGTCATCAAACAACCCGCTTCAACAGTATTTTAGACAACCTGCAATTTATATTAAATTGCCCAGTAACGGGCAGTTTTATCCGCCTGGCACACTGAACATGACTGACACCGGAGAATTACCTGTGTTGCCCATGACTGCCATTGATGAAATAACCTACAGAACTCCAGATGCACTGTTCAACGGGCAGGCCACTGTAAATGTGATTGAAAGTTGCATGCCTAATATTGTCAATGGGTGGGCAGTTCCGGCCATGGATGTGGATGCTATACTAATTGCCATACGTATTGCCAGCTACGGGCACGACATGGAGTTTGATACTCAATGCCCAAAATGTTCAGCAACCAGCGATCGAGCAGTTGATCTTAGAACTGTGCTGGATAGAATTTCTGCACCCAACTACGGTGAAAGCATCACTGCTGGTGATGTTGCAATTTATTTTCGACCAATGAATTATCGCAATCTCAACGACAACAATCAAATGCAATTTGAAAATCAAAAATTGTTGCAGATATTGCCCAACACTGAAATGAACAACAATGATAAAATGACTGCACTGACTGCGGCCATGAAAAAGATCACTGATATCACAGTGTCAGCACTGGCACAAAGTATAGCCACTATTCGCACTCCCAGTGCCATGGTCAGCGAACCTGAATACATAGAAGAATTTTTAAAGAACTGTGATCGCAACTTGTTTACACAAATCAGAGATCACATTATAAAATTAAAAGCACAAGCCGAAATGCAACCTATGAAAATAGTGTGTGACGAGTGCACACACGAATACGAGCAATCAGTTAGTTTGGACATGTCAACTTTTTTCGTACCCGCCTCCTAGTCTCGGACGCTGACACAATTGGTAAAATTGTAGATCAGATGGACAAAGATATAAAAAATATCCGGCGGGAGGCGTTGCAAATGGCTTGGTACATGCGAGGCGGTATCAGCTACGAGCAA